AAGTCATGGAAGGGTTGTTAGAATAGCAATTAAAAATATTTAAAATCACAGTTATTAATTTAGCTGTGATTTTTTTATGGAGGGAAAATGGATGAAAATGTATTGGAAAGAATAAAGGCAAGGCTTTTAAGCGGAATAAAAGTAAACGATAGCGATTTTAACTTTATGAAGTTGAACGCTAATCTGTTTAAGAATATTAAATTTAAAAAGAAAAGAAAGGCTAAAAAGAAATGGCAAATGCTGAAATCTCGAATCAAGAAATAATAATAACCTTGCCTGTGGAAAAAGTTTATCCAGGAATAAAAGAAAAATTGGAAGAATATTTAAATCATTTCTCCATCAAGGTTATTCCTGTAAAAAAACTGTCACAAGCACAGAATGGGTTGATACACGTGTTATTAAAGCAATTTGGAGACGAGATTGGATATACCTTGATAGAGATTAAGGAACTGATGAAAGAGCAGTTTGCAATAGCGACAGATAGACTGGACTTTTCCACAGCAAAATGTGATATGGAAACGGCAAACGAATTCATTTCTTTCATCATAGAGCAGGCATTGGAACTTGGAATAAATTTATATATTCTAGGCAGGCATGATAAAAGGTATAAACATATATTGGAAATTGACAATATAACACAAAGATATGTGATTGCCTGCTTGAGAAAAAGAGTTTGTTGTATCTGTGGAAAAGAGCATAATGAGTACAACACAATCGAGCTACATCATTGGAGCTCGGTAGCGAGCATAGGAGGATACGAAAACTGTGACGGATTAAAAACACCATTTATGAGCTTATGTGCCAAGCATCATCAGGAATTCCACGCAACAGGCAAGGAAACATTTAAGAACAAATATTATATTGAAGGGGTGTGGTTAAATGTGGAACTTGTGAAAGAGTTGAAAAAGATTTATAAAAATCATTTCAAGGCATTTAAGGAGGAATAATGAGCAAATATAAATTAGGTTTTTCAATCGGCGATAGCTATTGCGGAGAAAATGCCGAGATTGATTTAATAGACGACTACGGCTATACAGAGGAAGAAGCGAAAGAAATAATAAATGATGATGACAAACAGTATGAATTATTTAGAGAATGGAGAAACGAGAATATAAATCAATCTTACTGGGTAGTAAAGGAGGAATAAAATGAATTTTTTAAAAATATATTTGTTAGTAATGACAATTTTTTTGAAAATATTGTTTATATGGTTCGAATTAAATGAATTGGCAAATTATTATGAAGCAATCAAAAATCAATTATTTGAAAGTTTTAATACCAGAACGATTCAAAGAAAGTCCGCGAGAAAAAGAGCAACAAAAAATATATTCAAAATATTGATTGTGGGGTCGCTAGTGTTATTCGGAATCTCTTTTTTGAAATAGTTCAGTCGCAGAAAGTCGTTTTGATTGGAATAACAGCTCGAAATGTAATATTTATAAGGGAAAACGACAGTCGTGAAAAGTCGTTTTTATTAGAGAAAGGTTAGGAGGAGAAATGGCAGAAAAAACAATGCTAGACGGAATAATTTTTAAAATAGATAATGGTTACCCGTTGCTGCAAGCTGAATATCAAACACTTCTCGAAGAATTACCTATTGTAAGGGAAGAAGAAAGTGTTGGAAACTGGGATAGCGGGTCAATAGATTATAGGAACGTTAGTAAAAAATACTATGTGGTAGGAAATTCAGAAAAAGGATATTTTTGGTTTTATCACGCTAAAAGTGAATGGGTTGTAGATGGATATTTTGATATTAAAAGAGTTCAAAGAAAATCCGAGCAAGTCACAGAAACAAAAGTTTGGTATGAATAAAAAAAGAAAGGAAATTAAAATGAAGAAATTATTATTAGGAATTGCAATTTTAGGATTATTAGGAAGTTGTGCAAGATGGGAAGACAGTCGAAAAGATTGGAAAAGTGATACAAGTGGATTAAAAAGAACTGTAAGGGTTTATACTCTCGACGGGAAACTCTTAAAAGAATATAAAGGAACGATAAGAATAAGGGATTCAGATAATAGCGGTAGAATATCATTAAACTTAATAAGCGAAAACAATCGCAGAGTTACAATTGATAATGCGATTGTAATAACAGAGGAGGAATAATGGAAATAATAATGAGAATTTTAAGTGCAGCAGTTACAATATTTTTAGTTTTCTTTTTAGTTAGTTATCTGTATGCTTTAGTTGAAGATGTAAAGAAGAAATTAAGAGGAATAACTAAAATTAATTATACACCTTACAATGTAGCGTATTTTTTAGTATTTTGGTTTTTGAATATTCTATTGATTTATGCAATAATAAATTTGATTGTATTTTTTGCAATCAGAGTTTAAAAATATCACTTAAAACAGTTGCAAATATTGATAAAATAAGGTATAATTAGGAGGTAAAATTGAACACAAAGAAAGAACTCAAAGAAATTGAAGAATTTTTAAAAAGCAACAAAGTTGGAAATATTGTTATTGAGAGAAAACCGAATGGAACAATAACGATACAGAAAACAGAAACGTCGCAATATAAAAAAGAGTATGCGAATAATAAGGCAACCTAAATTGTGAATGTTTCAAGACAATTGAATAAGTTATAAATATTTGAGTACATGAATATTAAGATGACCGTATTTATAAATTCGAGGAACTAAAAAGCCTTGATTTTATATATACGGTCTTTTTTTGTTTAAAAACCAAAGAAAGGGATAGCAGATGTTAATTATATTATTGATTGCAAGTTTTGTTATTAATATAGCAGTAATATTAATACTATTTCAAATTATTTGTTATGAGACAAAAAAATACATAAAAGAAAGAATCAAAAGAAATTTGGAACTCTTGGACAAATTAGAAGAGATTGAAAAAGATATAGATAACAAGGTAGATGGATTAAAGATAATGATATATGACAGATATCTTGATAGATGTAGAGTAGGAATGAAGAAACAGAGAGAAGAAGACAAAGGATTAAGAGGTAAGCTAACAGAAATAGAGAGCAAATATTCAAAATAGTGAGCATATCAAGTCAAGGTTAAAGTGAAAACAAAGAAAAATGAAATTTTGATTAAAAAAGGTACTTCTGAGAGGTCAAAAAAGAGCGAACGGGTTCGAAGCCCCAGAAAAAATATGTGTGATGACTTTTTTTTGATTAATGTCGTGTCGGAAAGGAACAGATAAAAAATGAAATGAAGATAGATGATGAAACAATTGTTAGTTTAAAAATGCTAGCAAAAATGATAGGTTTGAGCGAGAGACAAATACAAAGGCTTGTTAAAGAAGGTGTAATAAAGAAAAACGACAACGGAAAGTATTTATTAGTAGAAAGTGTGCAAGGGTATTTGAACTATGTAGAAGATAAAAGCAATACAGATGTGGATTTGAAAGAAGAAAAGATAAAACAGGAAATAAAAAGGCTTAAAAAAGATACTGAATTAAAAGATTTAAAAATAAAAGAAACTAAAAATCAATTGCATTTAGCGTCAATTGTAGAAAAAGTAATGACTGATATGCTTATGAACATTAAAGGAAAGTTGCTTTCTATATCTAGCAAGGTAGCACCAGCAGTTATTGCTTCGGATAATCTCGGGGAAATTCAGGATGTTATTCAAGATGAAATATTTGAGGCTTTAGAGGAACTTAGCGAATATGATCCAGATATATTTAAAAATAATAAAATTTTTGTAGAAAATGAGGAAGATATGGAAGTGAAAGTTGAAAGTGAAAAGAGAATTAGAGGAAGACCTAAAAAGAACAGTTAAATTATTTAAAAAAATTGCCCTGGTTTTAAAGCCGCCGCCAAAATTAACAATTGATACTTGGGCGGATATGTATAGAGTTTTATCAACTAAAAGTTCAGCAATTCCTGGAAAAT